CGATCCGACTGAGTCGTTGATCTGATAAGTCTGCCATTGGTTAATCTCGGTTATTGTTCTATTTATATTAATTGTCTACTTTAGCACTACCACGCCACTGATAACAACTCCAGTACCTTGCTTTGTGCTTTGGGCCTGGATTTGCACAGTCGTGTCGTGCTCTGAAAGATGCCCTACGTTTAGGATCATCTCGTTTAATTGACATCTTCGGATCTCCGAAACGTACGACCACAACGTTACCTTGGTCGTTCTTCACATATACCTTGAACTTCTTATTAGGGTTCTCGGACGTGCGAATAGGATCATTAAGTTTCACCTTCTTACCTTGGTATTCTGACTCAGTTATCACCAAGTCCTCAAATAGATCATTGCATTCGCAATGTGCATCTATCTCGTTGTAGTCGTTAAATTTTTTCATTCTTTTATAGTACCTTGTTCCATACTCGTTGAATTCTATTACGTTTCATCATGTGGGAGAACTTTCTCCAAATTCTATCAATCAATCTTTACTCCTGTATTACTTTTTCATTAATTTGAATGCTACGTTTGCCATGGCAGGGACAGTCATTTTATCCATCTTTGCCTTGTTGGTGTCGTTTATGGCATCATAGACTTTTACTACGGCAGATGCTGTAAACATATCTACCATTACACCGTTAATCTTCTTTGCTGATTTCTTTGCAACAATATCACGCATTTGATCTACGTAAGATTGCTTACCCTCAGTGATCTCTACAGACTCATCAAACATCCCAGAGTCCTTCATCATTCTGAGTGCATCTTTCTTTGCTTTCTCAGCATTGTTCTTGTTGATTCTCTCAACTGCTTTCTTGATCATCTTTAGACGTTTTGCTTTGTCCTTGGGATTCATTGCTTCGTCAACGTCACCGTATGTCTCGCATGGGGTCTTACCACATCCACAGTTTTGTTCTTTGACATCTTCACGTTTACTTTTCTGGTATGCGTTGTACTCTTTACGTCTTTCGGCATCCTTCTTCTTCTCAGCAGGAGTCATTTGAGATACAGGTTTACGTGCTTCTTCAATAAACTTGTCAACGTCAGTGCCTTCAAACATCTTTGCAAGACCTTTTGCATTGACGGTTTTGAATGAACCAAACTCATCGGTAACTCTAAATGACAACTTACTACCATCGAGTTTCATATCGACAGTATGTAATTTACCCTTCTTATCTCTAAGACCTTTTTTAATCTTAGGTGCTCTAATTTCATTAAACTTTTTCATGCAAGATCCTTATCGTGATTTAGGTTACCCTTTTTCTTCTTAACGATAAATGCGTTAACTCTTGCGTAACCCCATTGTTGAGGAGTGGTGCCAGGCCGATGTCCTGTTTTCCATGCGGCGACTCCACGGTTATAAACTTTTTTTAATGTATCTACAGAGATACCAGATTTCTTAGACTTACCTGCAAGACCTTCTCCCTCCTTCTCTACGATATCGTAGTTGGAGTACCTGCCTTCTTCTAAGTATTTTTTAAAATTAATCATTTGGTTTCCCTGTTTTTTGTCCTTGTTCGTGCCAATCTTGCACGATCAAGAATACGGTCATGTTTCTTCTTATCTGCTTCCTTTTCACGAGAGATTTTATCTTGTGCAGTGGCAACGGCATCTTCACCCAATAAAGAATGAAGTGCTCTATCGTCCATGCCTTGATAACTCTTAGCAATCTGTTGTGCATAGTATTGTGTACCATGCCTTAACCTACCACCACCCTCTTTCTTCTTACGAGCAATAAGATCCTTTAAAGTCTTCAATGCGTGTTGATACTGCTTCTTATTAGTAGTCAACGACTTTAACTTGTCTAACATTCTACCTTCTGTAGTGATTGTTTTAGATGATGACTTGAAGTTCTTCTTACGCATTATTGTTTTGTTAACAACTTCGAACTCGTCTTTGTTACGGTTGTAGTTAATAACTACGGGTAAATTAAGATCCATCTGCAAGTCTTTAATGACTGCTTCACTATCTGGATTCTGTCTAATGTTCTTTGCTTTGTTCTTGGCAATCTTCTTGAATACACGTTGCAGTTCTGCTACAGTAATAGCAGGTTTGTTACGGTCATCGTTCATACGATCCGCAAAGTGACGTGTGAATTCTATGTCAACTTTGAACTTTGCAAGTAATCTATCTGCAAACTTCTCAAGATCACTTAACTGCTTTGGAGATACGTCTTCGGTCTGGACACAATTAGGAACCATCTTGTTCCCTTTCTTCTTCATTCCGACTTCTTTGTACCCATCCCAACAGTCTTCGTCATACATATCTTTGAATGCTTTAGTGTATTTAGACGTTTTGGTTTTGGCAGTTTTGTCGCCTGGTGCAGGTTTATATGCAGATTCATCATCATCTGCTTTCTTCCCATGCTTCTTGAAATGTGCGTCTCTCTTTACCTTAGTAGACTTCTCTAATCCTTTGTGGTATTTGGCAGGTTGGGTTCCTTTTCGGTCTTTGATATCTGCGTCTTGTCGTTCAACGAGTTCGACTGACTCCAACCATTTGCGTAGTCGAGTGCCGTCCGCACGTTCAACGATAACGTAATTTGATCCGAGTACACTGACCGTAACCAATTCATCACTTTCTTTGACAATGACTTCATCACCGACTGCATATAGTTCTCCTTGGATATACTGTTCTCTTGTTTCTGAAACAACAGGTAATGCAATGTGATTCTTAAATTGAGTCTCTTCCTTGAGACCCATACCTTTGCGGACATCATTGAACAATTTCCTTGTATCCTTGTCCGAGTAATTACGTGGCACACCTTGAGTGAATGACTGGTAGTCATTGTCTTTGGCAAATGCACGTTGCTTAGATGCAGACATTCCTTCCACACCTTCAGCATCTGGATCTCTTTGACCTGCTGATATTACTTTGATTGATTTAAACTTGTAGAATCCGTGACGTGCTTTGACACCGTTGTACTTCTCAAGTAGAACAGTGAACTCACGTAGACGGTCATCACCAACAACCATACAGACCGAAGTATAACCTTGATCATATAGTTGAGCAGCGACATCAAACACATTCTTTATCTTGGGATCCATGATAACAGAACGTGCGTGTTTCGGGTACATCTTACGGATGTGCTTAACCTTATCCTTGTAGGATAACGGATCCTTTGCCCCAGTCTTCTGAGACATATAAACTTTGTAATCGTACTTACCAGACTTCTTAGCAAGGTTATCCATAACCTTACCATGTCCAATAGTCGGGGGATTCATGCGTCCAAAAGTGAAATATACTTCACCCTTTTCTTCACGTAGATATTGAGAGAAATTTTTGATAGTCACTACTTCTTTGCCCCACCAGATTTACGTTCTTTTTCATTCCTACGTACTTGGGGTAGTAGTTTACGTGCTAACTTATCGATCAGACCTTTTTTCTTTTCTAATCTCTTTTCGAGATCCATTCTACGGGCAAGGGATATATCTTTCTTATCCATACCCTTGGTCATCTTCTTGAGCACGGCATTACGTGCCGCTTTCTTGGCACGTTTCTTGAGGGTATCGAGGTTTGCTGTTTTTCGCATGGCACGTTTTCTACCAAGAGCAATCTTGGATTTCAACTTCTTCATCTGTCTGCCACGTGCAAGACGTTGTTGCATAGACAATGCTTCGTCTTGTACTTCTTCGTTATCGATCTTCTTACGTCTGGATGCTTTGGATGCGAGTTCTTCGTCACCCGTCCCTGTGTAATCGACCGTATCGAAATCTTTAAATCTAAGTGGTTTCTTATCCACTGTTTACCCCTTTGGTTTGCCCCATTTAATATATGATTAGGATTTGTCCCAACCCTTTAGTATATCGGGTGAAAAGTTGTTGTATGAAAATTCCATACGATCAACAAGTTTCACCGCATCACCACCAAGTTTATCAATTGCCACATATCCTTCTTCGGATGTCACTTTAAAACCTTGTCGGGTCTTAACGAATGTGTCAATTTTCTTTAAACTGTTTAGTTTATTTATAAGTTTTAACTTTGCCAAAACTATTAATTTCTGCAATTCGAACATCTTTATTAAGGATGCTCGATTTTGCGGACTAAAAAACTTTAAGATTTCGTCTCTTTTACCTTTTTGGGTGCTCTTGCCTTTCTCGGTTTTGCGGGAGTCGATTTCTTTTTGGTACTTGTCTTGGATCCAGTTGATGAGACCTTGGGCGTGCGCTTTCGAGTCGCCGGGGACTTGACCTTTGCGGACTTTGGTGTTTCCGTAGGTTTCGATAAGTCCTGCGAGGTCTTGGTCTCCTTCGAGAGTCCGAAGAGTTGATCCCGCAATCTGGTTAAATAGTTTACCAATTTTCGTAAGATATTCATTAATTTCTCCTGTTTCTTTTTCGGTCAATGTTGCGTCCACACTGCGGAGCATAGCATCCTGCGACCATACGTTCTTTGAACGTGTTAGTTGTTTAACATTGACACCATAGGATGCTTTCATAGTTTCAAATGTTTTACCAGTATATGTAGTATGCCACACTATGCCGATTTTTGCAGAGGTTAATTCCTTTGCTTGTTCGACAGGTACAGCATATACAATGGTATTAGGGTGAAACGTAATATACTTCTTACCTTCAATTGTTTGTTTAGATAAGTCACCCTTCCCGAACAAAAAGTCACCTTGAATAACACCCTTGATTCCCAGAGAGGGAAGGTATTTCAATGCGTCTTTAAGTTTTGCATTAAGATCTCCTTTGGTATCGTCATCGATATCAGCAGGGGTCTTATATACTTTTGCGTTCTTGTTGAAGATACCTTTCTTAGCAACAAAGAACTTTCCGTCTGTGGGATCAGTACCGCAAAATATTGCAGGTGCCCCATCCCATTTCGTGGATAGTTTAGGTTTCCCTTTACCACCCAGTACATCACGCAACTCACGCAGTGCGTTGATTGCTTGACGTGTTCCGTTAACACCCCCATAGATGACCTTATCTTCGATATGGGTCATGTGAGTGTTCTTATTTTCTGTTATGTATTCAGCAAATTTCATTTTCGCACCATAGTGAACATAGTTCCACTGCTACTTGTGTCAGTTGAAATCTTATATGCTCTGCCTAAATTTTTTGTTAGAAGTCTCTTGTACACTTTCTCTCTTCCCTGTAATACTTTCTTATTACCCTTTTCTTTACCTGCCGCTGCACTCATGTACTTGGGTTTTTCTTTTCGAACAAATTGATTGATAACATTAAAGACGGTTGCCAAGATACGCAATGCATCACCTTCACCTGT